TTTTTAAAAATGGTGTTAAGATTTATAAGGTACATACTTTAGTCGCAATGGCTTTTTTAAATCATAAGCCTTTAGGATATAAATTAGTAGTTGACCATATAAACGAAATAAAAACTGATAATAGAGCTGAAAACTTACAACTATTAACTACTAGAAGTAATGTTTCAAAATCTAAATTAGGTAATTATTCAAGTAAATATACAGGAGTTTGTTGGGTTAAAAGTAATAAAAAATGGAAGGCACAAATAAGAATAAATAAAGATAAGAAATTCTTAGGTTACTTTGAAGATGAATATCAAGCTCACTTAGTATATGAAAAAGAATTAAAATCATTAATTGCACAATGAACAATCTAAAAGAACTAACTAAGCATCACGAAGAGTACATTAAGATTGTTAAAACTTTCGGAGGTAATGTTGACCCTCAAGACATAGTACAAGAAATGTACATAAGACTGCACAACCACCTACAAAGGAATCCTGAATGCCAAATGAATCTCTTTTACTGCTGGTCAACTCTAAGAAATATCTTCTTTGATACCTACAAAGAAGATACAAGGTACTGCGACAAAGATATTAATGACTTCCACTACTTAGAGGAACAAGAAGATAATACAGAGGAACAAGAAGCCTACTCCCAGCTACAACAAAATATAAACGATGTAGTTAATAGTCAACATCATTTCGATAGTAGATTGTTTGAGATATACTCTAATAGAAAGACCTCGATAAGAAAAATCGCAAAAGAAACTAACATAAGCGCCAGGACAATTTTTTGGAGCTTACAACAAACTAAGAAACTAATTAAAAAAGAACTTAAAGAGGACTACGAGGACTATAAGAATGAGGACTACGAACTACTTAAAAAATACGAGATACAAAAAGAACAATTAACACTAGATTTATGAAAAGAATACTTGAAATATTAGAGAATGAATTTGAAAGGAGAAGTAGCAGTTTTCAGAAAATGTATGAAGAATACAACGCACTTTTTGAAGAAAACGAAAGACTTAAAAAAGAGAATGCAATGTTAAGAAAAGATTTATTTGAATTAAGTAAGGAATATACAAATGGAAAATAAACCAAAACAAACAAGAAAACGTAAACCAAAGGCTCAAGGTCTAGGAGATACAATAGAACAAATCACAACGGCAACAGGAATAAAAAAACTAGTCAAGTTTATAGCTGGTGAGGACTGCGGTTGTGAAGAACGTAAAGAGAAATTAAATAAAATGTTTAGATACAAAAAACCTTTGTGTTTAAACGAGGATGAGTATAATTGGATAAAAAACCATTTAAAGGAAGCTACTAAAAAAATAAGTGCTTCTAAACGTATGCAACAAATTCATGCGAGAATATTTAATAATAACAAGTTAGAGTACACATCTTGTAATAGTTGCTTACTAGACATCTATAATGATTTAGAAAAATTAGTTAAGATTTACGAAGATGAGTATAACAATTAACCCAGTATTTAAAATAGGTGAAATAGTATATCTAAAAACAGATGAAGCTCAAAATAAAAGAATGATTACAGGGTACACTATTAGATTAAAATCAATAGTGTATTTAGTGTCTTACTTCAATGAAGAGTATCAATGTTATGACTATGAACTAACAAATGAATACGATGTATTAAAGAAGCTGAATAATGAAACAGAAAGTAATTGAAGTGTTCGAATACTACAAAGTAAACATACATTTAGATAGTAGTTTAAAGCTATATCATAAAGCATTTATACTAATGTGTAACAATTAAATAGTTAAAACAAAATTAAATGGACAAAAGGAAAAATAATGGAGGTCACTCTACTAAGGGTAAAGCTGGTCGTAAACCAAAAGACGAAGAGAATAGAATAAGAGATTTGATGAAACCTTATTCGCTAGATGCAGTAAAGTGCTTAGCTAACATAATAAAGAATGAAGATGCTAGAGATAGTGATAGAATTAGCGCTTCTAAGTTAGTTATTGAATATACTTATGGCAAACCTAAAGAAACAGTTGAAACAACACACAACGTTAACACATTCGATATAAAAGATATCTTTAAAATAGATACTAAATAAATAGGATGAAGTGTAGAAAATCATTATATTTGTAAGAAAAATATATTATGATTGAAATTTGGAAGAAAGCAAATGGTTATTCTAACTATGAAGTAAGTAACTTAGGTAGATTAAAAACTTTTAATTGGAAGAATACTGGTAGAGAATCTATTTTAAAACCAGCTTTAGATAAGTCTGGATATTTAAGAACAGTTTTGAAAGGCGATAACGGAGTAAGTAAAACAATAAAAGTTCATAGGATTGTTTTAAATACATTTAAACCAACAGATAAAGTTTTAGAAGTAAATCATATCAATGGAGTTAAAAACGACAATAGAATTGAAAATTTAGAGTGGTGTACAAGAAAAGAAAATATACAACATTGTATTGATAATAATTTACAATATGTTTTAAAAGGTGAAGAAATAGGTAACTCAAAATTAAAAGAAGAAGAAGTTTTATTTATTAGAAAAAATTTTATACCTAGAAAGGTAACAAGGAAGTATTTAGCTAATAAATTTAATGTGACAGAAGCTACAATAAAAGATATTTTAAGTTTTAAAACATGGAAACACCTATAATAAATTTAAATAAAAAATGGAATATTTTAGGTTCAAACTCTAGATATTTTATTTGTACTGGTGGACGTGGAAGTTCAAAATCTTATTCTATTAATTCATTTTTATTAATGTTAACTTACGAAGTAGGGCATACAATACTATTCACTAGATATACTTTAACATCTGCTCACGTTTCAATCATTCCTGAGTTCTTAGAAAAGATAGAACTAATAAATAGACATTCAGATTTTCATATAACTAAGGATGAAATAATAAATCTTAAGACTGGTAGTAAGATTTTATTTAAAGGTATTAAAACAAGTTCAGGACAACAAACGGCATCTTTAAAGTCATTAGCCGGGGTCACAACATGGGTGCTAGATGAGGCCGAAGAGTTAACGGATGAAGAGATATTTGATAAGATAGATTTATCTATAAGACATAAGGAGAAACAAAATAGAGTAATACTTGTTTTGAATCCAGCTACTAAAGAGCATTTTATTTACAATAAGTTCTTTCAATCTAAAGGTGTTGATGCTGGTTTTAATGGCACTAAAGAAGATACTACATTCATTCATACTACTTACTTAGACAACATAGAGCATCTTTCCGAATCGTTTATTAAACAAGTAGAAGAAACAAAGAGGAGGAGACCTGAGAAATATAAACACACTATACTAGGTGGTTGGTTAGATAAAGCTGAAGGAATTATCTTTAACAACTGGAAGCTAGGAGAATTTAAACAAGTTTCTACATCTGTATTTGGTCAAGATTATGGATTCTCAAATGACCCAAGTACATTAGTTGAAACTGCAATAGATGTGTCTAACAAGATTATTTACGTTAAGTTGCACGTTTATAAGACACACTTAACGACAAGTGAACTAGCAACGTTAAACAAGCAAAATGCTGGTAATGGTTTAATCATTGGAGACAATGCAGAACCTAGATTGATAAGTGAGTTGAAAAGTAAAGGTTGTAATATTGTGCCTTGTGTTAAGTATGCAATTAAAGAGGGTATAGCTTTAATAAAAGATTACGATTTAATCATAGATGAAAGTTCAACCGACTTAATTAAAGAGTTAAATAATTACGCTTGGTTAGAAAAGAAGAGTGAAACACCAGTAGATAAATTTAACCACGCTTTAGATGCTTTGAGATACGCAGTAACCTATCAATTAGTAAATCCAAATAGAGGTAAGTACAACATTTTATAAAGAAATTAGTTAATAAGTATGAAAGTTAAATTAACAATTCCAACAAGTTTAAGCGAAATAAAGCTAAGAGATTACGTTCGATTTATGAACGTAGTTAAAGGGTCTAATGATGACGAATTTATTAATCAAAAGATGGTGGAATGCTTTTGTGGAATAGATTTAAAAGATGTAGCTAAGATAAGTTTAAGTGACTTAGATGGTCTTGTAGAGCATTTCAATAAGTTATTTGAAACTAAGGGAGAGTTTAAAGAGCGTTTCGTTCTAAATGGTTTAAAATATGGTTTCATTCCTAACTTAGATAAGATAAGCAATGGGGAGTATATGGATATTGATAGTAATATATCCGATGTAAACAACTATCATATTCTAATTGGTATAATGTATCGTAGAATTACTGGAGAATTTAAACACAAGTACGAGATAGAAGATTATAATTCCGATAAGATAGACTTTGAAATCTTCAAAGATTTAACCTTAGACATCGTATTACCTGCGTTGGTTTTTTTTTATCATTTAGGGACAGAGTTGTTAAAAGTTTTGCCTCATTTTTTGGAGGAGGAAGTGAACAAAATGAATATAG